CATTCTAAACCTTACGGTTTTGCCTCTTAGGAGGCTTTTCTTTAGCATCTTCGCTGAGGGTGTTAAAGAAAACAACATAGAGGACTAAAATGATACCTCGCTGCTACCCTACTACCTATGCAACCGCAAACGGTACAACAAAAATGGTCGTAAACTCGCTTGCAAGCACTACTGGCTTAACTGCTTGGGTTGACTACATTCCCACAAAGAAATTAGGTTCTGCACCTGCACAATACAATACTTATGACAATGCCGGTGCTATGTTTGTAGATGTTCTTGCTAGTACGACAGGTAAAACCGCAGGCATTGATTACATTAATATATACGAAGATGCTACACTAACCAAGGCTTGGTCAACAGACGCAAGCGGTTATATTCCAATCTGGTACTAATATGGCGATATATCGTGGTCCCGGTGGTTCCGGCGATGCAACAGCCGATCAAGCAAACACAGCACAGTTAGCACTTACTTATGCTAACCAGTCTGCTGCGAGTGCTGCTGCTGCGGCGGCATCTGCTCAGAGTACAATCGACTTTACAACTGATTTAGATGTAGCGGCTTCTTCGTTGCCTGCTGGATCAACGCCGACTGTATCGTATAATTCTACAACGGTCTCGCTGTCCTTTGGCATTCCTGATGGCACTACAGGCCCTACGGGACCCACTGGCCCGACTGGCCCTACTGGTCTTACCGGTCCTACTGGCCCGACAGGTCCCAATGGACCAACTGGACCCGCTGGACCGACTGGCCCAACAGGTTCGCCAGGTCCTACAGGCTCTACTGGACCAACAGGCCCGACTGGTCCTACTGGACCGGCAGGATCAGCAGCTACAATTGCTGTTGGAACCACCACTACAGGCCCAGCAGGCGGCAGCGCCTCTGTAACCAACAGTGGCTCGTCTTCAGCCGCAGTATTTGACTTTACTATACCGACTGGTCCTACCGGCCCCACGGGGCCTACAGGGGCAACTGGACCGACAGGATTAACAGGACCCACTGGTGCTCCCGGACCAACAGGGCCAACAGGTGCGACTGGTCCTACAGGGCCTACAGGCTCCCCTGGCCCGACAGGCTCACCCGGACCTACCGGCCCAACTGGTCCAACAGGGCCTACTGGACCGACAGGGGCAACTGGTCCTACTGGCCCCGGTGTTCCCATTGGTGGTTCTCAGTATCAGGTATTACAAAAGAATAGTTCTACAGATTATGACACTCTCTGGGCATCTATTCCAACTAAACTACAAATCTTAGTTCGTGCTGGTACAACCACAGATGTCTCACTAGCCAACGGCTATTTACCTGTTACAAACAGGGCTGGTTCAACAATTCAAGTATCAATCGTCTAAGGACAAAATATGGCAAATAGATACCCTTTAGTTCTTAACGGAACAACTGTACAAGAACTTCAGTCTGGTGATGACCTAATTGGTTTGACTAACTGGGGAGCACTAGATACAGATCAAACATGGTCTGGAGCACAGCGTGGCACAGTCACTACGGACAATGATGGTTCATTCGACATGAATGTGACTAACAACTTTAAGTGTACACCAACAGGCAGTTTTACCCTGACCTTTACTAATATTACTGCTGGTCAGTCTGGGTTTATCTTGCTAGTCAACGGATCTAACTACACCGTATCTGCCCATGCTAACACCAAGGTAGCCACTGGTGCGTTGACAGCTATGTCAGCCACTGGTACATATCTGCTTAGTTACTTCTCTGACGGTACTAACGTCTATGTAGTCAACTCTGGAGCACTTGCCTAATGGCTGTTCTACCTACGGGCATTGGCCCAGTCACTGGCGGCTATAACATAGAGCGCAGTCTGCGGTTTAACTCTGCGGACTCGGCCTACCTAAACAGAACTCCTGGCTCTGCGGGGAACCGTAGAACTTGGACTTGGAGTGGGTGGGTTAAGAGATGCAACTCAGCGACCACAAACTCTTTGTTTGCTGCTTATGTTGATGGAAATAATTTCTTTTTGATTCAATTCAGAGAGAACGGAGACAATGGTCGATTTGAAGTATTTAACTATTCTTCGGCTTACGACTGGCGTGTGGAAACAAACGCTTTATTGCGTGACCCATCTGCTTGGTATCACATTGTTGTTGCTTTAGACACAACACAAGCCACAGATTCAAATAGAATTAAAATTTATGTAAATGGTACTTTGCAAACTTTAGCCACAACTACATATCCATCATTAAATTTTGATAGTGATGCTAATAACAACATTGCTCACTATATAGGACAAGACGGAGGAAACGGTCGTTACCATAACGGCTACCTAACCGAAGTCAACTTCATTGACGGTTCTGCTAAGACCCCATCAGACTTCGGTGAAACTGATTCTGCCACAGGTGTATGGAAGCCCAAGACTTACTCTGGCACATACGGCACTAACGGGTTCTACCTGAAGTTTGCAGACAACTCTGGCACGACTAGCACAACGCTAGGCAAGGACAGCTCAGGCAATAGTAACAATTGGACACCTAACAACTTCTCGGTGACCGCTGGTACTGGTAATGACTCGATGGTAGATTCACCTACGTCATACGGTACAGACACAGGTGTTGGTGGTGAGGTGCGTGGGAATTACCCAACGCTGAATCCGCTTTCCAAAAGTTCTGGTTCTGTTATTACGAATGGAAATTTAGATTGGTCTTCTACTACTTATAATTACCAAGGCGCGACTTCAACAATTTGTTTGCCGTCAAGTGGAAAATGGTATTGGGAGACTAATATAACAACAGGAGGAACAGCAGTTTCGGATGATTTTGGTGTTGGAGTGCAATCGTTATCTTTTGGAACTTTTCCTAGAGATAGCGGTGGTGCTAATGGAATTACTGATGGAGCCGTTTATGTTAGCCGTAGAGATATTGCTTCTCGACTTGTTGTAAACAATAGCGCTGTGCAACAGTCAAATACATACTCTTTTTCAACAGGGGATGTAGTTCAAGTTGCTTACGATGCTTCAACTGGAAAAATTTGGTTTGGTAGAAACAATACTTGGTGGGATGCAAGTGGAGGATCAACAGGCAATCCATCCTCAGGAACAAACCCTGTTGGTACATTAACTGCTGGTGGTTTATATCTTCCTGTTTGGGACGGATACACAAACACTTGGGTTGTTGCAGTCAACTTCGGTCAAAGAGCCTTTGCCTACACAGCCCCCTCTGGCTTTAAGGCATTGTGTACAACTAATCTGCCTACGCCGACCATCGGTGCGACAAGCACTACATTGGCTGGGAAGTATTTCAATCCAATAATTTATACAGGTACAGGATCTGTAAGGTCTTTAACGGGAGTTGGATTCCAGCCTGATTTAGTGTGGATAAAAGGCAGAAGTCAGGCTACTGGACACGGGTTATTTAATAGTGTCATAGGAGCAACCAAAGGTCTTTCATCAAATAGTAACGCCGCACAATTTACAGATGTAAACAGTTTAACTGCGTTTAATTCTGACGGCTTTTCTCTTGGAACAGATGCTACTAACAATTTTGTAAATGTAAATACACAAACTTATGTTGCATGGAATTGGAATGCTGGTGGCTCTAACGCCACAAACACAGCAGGAACTATAACCAGTACAGTAAGAGCGAACACAACTTCCGGGTTTAGTGTAGTAAGTTTTAATGCTGGATCGGCTGGAAACAAGACAGTAGGGCACGGCCTTGGCGCATCACTTAATTTGTGGATAATGAAATCTTTATCAACTGCTAACAATTCTTGGTCTGTTGGTTCATCTGCCCTTGCTACTCCAGCATCTAATTATCTTGTATTAAACGGAACTGCGGCTTCAACATCAGATACTAGACTTTGGGCTAATGCGGCTCCAACATCAACAGTATTTTCTTTTGAGTCTAATTATACTGTACCAGCAAATGCAGACTGTATTGCCTACTGCTTTGCCGCCATCTCTGGCTTCTCTGCGTTTGGATCGTACACGGGCAATGGTTCTGCTGATGGGCCGTTTGTTTACCTTGGGTTTAGGCCGAGGTTTGTCATAGTTAAGCGTACTAGCGGCATTGAAAAATGGTACATGATGGACACCGCTAGAGACACAGATAATCCTATAGATATTACGCAATTGGTTGCCAATGCCAGCGATGCAGAAGGAACATTTACTGCATTTGACTTTACTTCTAATGGATTTAAAAACAGAACAAGTAATGTAATGTCAAACGGAAATGGCGATACATACATATACATGGCATTTGCCGAAAATCCCTTTAAGTATTCTCTTGCGAGGTAATTATGTTTCAACTAAACGGTAATCCAATCTCAATCGACTCTGAACAAGTCATCGGTGGCATACGCTATCCACACCTGCGTGACTCTGCTCTGCGTGAGCAACTAGGTATCGTAGAGGTAGCCGACCCAGAGCAGTATGACCAGAGATTCTATTGGTCTCCTACATTGCCTAAGCTGCTTGGTGACCGCTTAGAAGTCAAGGAAGATGGCACTCCGTTGTATGTCCAAGTCTACAACCCAGCAACAGAGGCTATGGAAGACACTACGGAGCAAGTAGTCACCAAGGGACTCAAGAGCCAATGGACTGCACAAATCAAGGGTACGGCTGGCTCTATGTTGGCACAGACCGATTGGATGGTAGTCCGAAAGGCAGAGCGTAACATTGATGTGCCTACTGCCGTAGCTGCCAAGAGAGCCGCTATCGTGGCTGAGTGCGACAGGCTCGAAGCAGCCATCGCAGGTTGTGCAAACGTAGAAGCGTTGATTACTGTAGTAGGCTCACAGAACTGGCCCCAATGAACGCAATGTGGCAGATGTGGCAGCAGAGGTATCCTAAAGAACTTTGTAGCACCATAATAGAACAAGCAAAAGAGATAGAACCGCAGGATGCAGTAATAGGTTTCCAAGGCTCTAACGTAGACACTAATATCCGTAGAAGTAAGGTTAGGTGGATTGCTAGAGATAATAAAGACCTTGGTTGGCTGTACCATGAACTAACTAATTTGTTTCATATTGCAAATCATAATGCCTTTGGATCTGAGTTGTGGCACTTAAATGAGATTCAGTTTACAGAGTACAACGCAGAAGACCAAGGTTATTATAATTGGCACAATGATGTAAACTGGGATGATGGTAGACAAGTACACAGGAAGTTATCTCTGGTGTGCCAACTGTCTAGCCCAGAAGAGTATGAAGGTGGGGAGTTTGAGATGCAGCCGTTACATCTCAGCGCCCCTAAACAAGAACACCTTAAGACACAAGGAACTGTTTTAGTGTTTCCCTCCTTTGTAGTTCATAAGGTAAATCCCGTAACCAAGGGCACTAGACACTCGCTAGTAGCCTGGATGGAAGGACCTAAGTGGAGATAGTGATGTCACCAATAGACCAAGTTAAAGGCCAACTTGACACCCATGAAGCAGTCTGCGCTGAACGCTATGCAGGCATCAACGCTAGACTAAAGAGACTAGAACAGATCCTTCTTGGGACTACTGGTTTCATTGTAGTTCTACTACTCAGTTTAGTTCTTAAAATAGGTTAATATGAGCAGAAAAGTCTCAGCAGTTACAACTAAGACCACCACTACCAAGGAAACTATTCTTACGGTGCCTACGAAGAATACTGGTCTGTGGCAGGTTATGTATGTAATTAGTCTTACTGGTAACGATACTCCGAAGGTCTACTGGTATGACTCTTCTACCAGCACTGAATACTTCATTGTTGGCGGTAAGAACTTAGGTGCTGGTGAGTACATATTGTTAAGTAATGCCGAGGTAGTAATGCAGGCTGGTGACCAGATTCGTGTACAAAACTCTAGCACCAACACAGTAACCTACATAGCAACAGTCGAGTTTATCCCTGAAACCGCAGTTCAATTCCAATTCTAAGGAGAATAGTATGCCAATGGTAAACGGAAAGAAATACCCTTACACTAAAAAGGGCAAACAAGAAGCAGCTTCGGCAAAGATCAGCAAACTCCGTAAGGAAGGTATGCCTCAGAAGCAAGCAGTTGCTGTTGGCCTAGCCATGACTGGTATGTCTAAGAAGAAGAAAGCAAAGAAATGAAGCCCGGCCTCTATGCCAACATCAATGCAAAGCGCAAACGGATAGCTGCGGGATCTGGTGAGAAGATGCGTAAAGTCGGCTCCAAAGGTGCTCCCACTGCTAAGGCCTTTAAACAAGCTAAGAAGACTGCGAAGAAATAATGGTAAAGAAAGTATATCAGAACCCAGAAGGTGGCTTAAACGCCAAAGGCAGGGCATACTTTAAGAACAAGGAAGGCGCTAACCTGAAGCCTCCCGTGTCCGCTAAAGAGGCTGCAAAGTCTCCTAAGAAGGCTGCTCGTAGGAAGTCTTTCTGTGCCCGTATGAGTGGTGTTCCAGGGCCTATGAAGGATTCCAAGGGCAGGCCAACAAGGAAGGCTTTAGCACTAAAGAAATGGGATTGCTAAATGGCAAACAAAACTTACTTAGAACTTGTCAATGAAACCTTGGTTCGCTTGCGTGAGCCAGAGGTTACTGCCGTTACTGACAACGCCTATTCTAAACTTATTGGTAGGTTCATCAACGATGCTAAACGGCAGGTTGAAGATGCCTATACTTGGAACGCCCTGTCAGAGACACTGACTGTTAGCACTTCTGCTAACCTGTTTAACTATGTGTTAACTGGTATTGGTCAACGGTTTAAGGTCATCGATGTTATTAACTCCGAGTCTGACTGGTTCTTAAATTATGAGACAACCAGGAAGATGGATGAGTTGTTCTTAAACAGTGGCACAGTCTTGGTTGGCGCTCCTGATCGTTATAACTTTAACGGTGTAGACTCCAACGGAGATACACAGGTAGACCTCTATCCCATCCCTGATGGTGTCTATAATATCTATTTTAACGTCATTAAACCACAGGCAGAATTTACCGCCTCAGCAACACAGATCAAGGTTCCATCAGAGCCTGTGATCTTCTTAGCCTATGCCAAGGCTTTGAATGAGCGTGGTGAGGACAATGGAATAAACAGTGTTGAGGCTTATGAATTGTATCGCCAGTCTCTATCAGACCACATAGCTGCTGAGGCTAACCGTTATCCTGAAGAACTCATCTGGGGTTCCATTTAATGAAAAGAATACAGACCGCTACTATTGCTGCTCCGGGCTTTCTAGGCCTAAACACGCAAGAAAGCAGTATTCAGTTGTCTTCGGGCTATGCGCTGAGGGCACAGAATTGTGTCATTGATAGATATGGTCGGATTGGGGCTAGGCGTGGCTGGACACCTGTAAACACCGCAGTCAACACAGACTTAGGCTCTGGTAACGCTGTAGAATTCATCTTTGAGATGATTGATGTTGGTGGTAATGAGACCATCAGTGCCGGTAATAACAAATTGTTTACTGGCACCACAACGATGACCACCAAGACTGTAAGGACACAGGCTAACACTGCTGATGTGTCTTACACGATAACAGGCAACAACTGGCAAGCTGCGGCTTTGCCCTATGGTGATGGCTCTGACGCTGTTTCCCATGCTTATATGGTCCAGACAGGACACCCTGTACTGGTCTACCACAATCTACCTACTCCAGGCACTGGCGCTACCTTCTCTGTAGCTACGATTAGCGGTGGTGGCGGTACTGGTCCGATAGCAACAGTAACAGTCACTGCTGCTGGCTCTGGCTACAATGTTGGCGATATATTGACATTAGCAGGAGGTTCTGGCTCTAATGCTAAACTAACTGTGGCAACCCTTAGCGGTACTGGTGTAGCCACTGTGACAGTCTCTACTGCCGGTACAGGATATACAGTTGGTAATTCTTTGACCAGCACAGTAACCACTATTGCCAATGCACATTCCCATTCTGGCTCCTTTGGCTTTCAGCAGTTAGGTGATGTAGGAACATTACCGACAGGCTACTCTACATCAGACTTTAAACCAAACTGTGCCTTAGCTGCTTATGGTCGTATTTGGATGGCAGACATTGTTGGTGACAGGCAGACTGTATATTTTAGCAGGCTCTTAGATGGCTCTGACTTCCAAGGCGGTGATTCAGGCTCTCTGTCGATCAACTCTGTGTTCCCCAACAATGACCAGATTATCGCTCTAGCGGCCCACAACGGCTTCCTAATCATCTTTGGTAGGAACAACATTGCTATCTATAGAAACCCTATAGATGTCACTACCTTGGTCTTAGAAGACTTTATTCCCAATGTAGGCTGCATTGCTAGGGACTCTGTGCAGAACACAGGCACAGACATAGTATTTCTGTCTGACTCTGGTGTGCGTAGTCTCCAGCGGGTCATCCAAGAGAAGTCCTTGCCTATGCGGGACCTATCTAAGAATGTCCGTGATGACCTTATTACTGCGGTGGCCTCAGAGACAGCCAGCACCATCAAGTCTGTCTATTATGACCGGGATGCCTTTTACCTGCTTACCCTGCCAGCAACTAAGGTAACTTACTGCTTCGATATGCGGGGTGCTCTACAGGACGGTTCTGCCCGTGTCACGATATGGGATAGCCTTGATCCAAAGGCCTTGTTTGTTAACCAATCCAAGCAACTGCTGTTAGGCAAGCCTGGGTATATCGCTAGATACTTTGGACACCTAGACAATGCCGCTACCTACCGGCTTCAGTATTACACCAATTACTTTGACTTTGGTAGTCCAACAGCCTTAAAAGTCCTTAAAAAGATAGGATTTGTGGTCATTGGCGGCTCTGGTGACGCTGTAGCCATCAAATGGGGCTTTGATTACAAAGAAAATTACAATAGTGAAACGAAATTGCTTGACATTGGCATAGTTTACGAGTATAATATAGGAGAATACAATATTGCTGAATTCTCCAATGGTGTCGTCCTAGACCAGTTCCAGATCAATGCAGGCGGTACTGGGGCTGTCCTACAACTAGGATTAGAAGCAGAATTAAATGGTGATCCTCTTTCTATTCAGAAAATCGATGTCTATGTCGCACAAGGAAAAACAGTATGAGCAATTACACGAAAGCAACTAACTTTGCATCCAAAGATGCTCTTAGCACTGGCAACCCAGCAAAGGTTATCAAAGGCACCGAGATTGATGCAGAATACACAGCCATTGCCTCTGCCATATCATCCAAGGCAGACAGCAACAGCCCTACCTTTACAGGTACTCCGTTAGCGCCTACAGCCTCGGCAGGAACCAATACTACACAGATTGCCTCCACAGCCTTTGTTACCACGGCGGTAGCAGCAGCATTTCCTAGCGGCGGTATTATTATCTGGTCAGGTTCTTCTGCATCTATCCCTAGTGGTTGGGTACTGTGTAATGGTTCTAATTCGACACCAGACCTAAGAGACAGATTTGTTGTTGGTGCAGGATCTACCTACTCTGTTGGTGGTACTGGTGGCTCCGCTAATGCAATTGTTGTCAGCCACACCCACACTGCCACCTCTACTGTAACAGACCCAGGACACACCCACACCATTAACAACACAAGGGGTGGTAATCCAGATGGCGGTGCTCCGTATATTGCTGGAGCAACAGTGAGCGCCAATAGTGATCCGACAGCATCCAATACAACAGGCATCACTGTTTCTACCACTAACGCATCAGCAGGTTCTTCAGGCACTAATGCTAACCTGCCCCCGTACTATGCTCTTTGCTACATTATGAAGACATGATTACACATCATTTTTCAGATAACTTATACGCTAAGGAGTGCTTGTTTCCTAAGGGTTCTCAGATTGTTCAGCACAAGCATAAGCACGACCATCTGTCTATTCTTGCTAAAGGCAAGGTAAAAGTTGTAGTAGATGATGAAGTTTTTGATATTGAAGCACCACACTGTTTTAATATCAAAGCCGATAAACATCATGGTGTCTTAGCATTAGAGGACTGTGTTTGGTACTGTATCCATGCTACCAACGAAACAGACATTAACAACATTGATGAAGTTTTAATTAAGGAGTAGTATTATGCCTTGGATAGCGGCAGCAGCGATAGCTGGCAGTAGTTTAATTGGAAGCAGTATGGCTGGAAGGTCTGCTGAAAAAGCAGCCAATACGTCTGCACAGGCTCAGTTAGAATCAGCTAGAATAGCGGCTGAAGAGCAAAGGTTCAGACCAGTAGGAATAACTTCTAGGTTTGGTTCTTCTCGCTTTGGCTTTGGCCCAGAAGGTAGACTTGAAAGTGCTGGTTATACTGCATCACCAGAAATACAAGCACTTCAAGAAAGGCTAGCTGCTTTATATGGAACAAGTCTAGGACAAGCAGAAAGAGCACCTGCAATCTCTGAGGGGTTGTTTGGCCTTGGTCAACAATATTTAGCAGAAACACCAGCACAGGCTCGTCAGCAATACATTGCAGAACAACAGGCACTTCTTGATCCTATTCGTCAACAAGAAGAACAAAGATTAGCGTCTTCTGTATTTGGCAGAGGCCGTGCCGGTCTTAACATCGGTACTCAAGGACAGCCTGAGTTGGCTGCGTTGGCTAGTGCACGCCGTACACAAGACTTGCAACTAGCTGCAGAGGCAGATCGAGCAGCGCAACAGAGGATTGGTTTTGGCGCTGGTTTGTTTGGTACTGGTATTGGCTTACAAACACAGTCATTGGCTCCGTTCCAACAACAGTTTGGTACTCAGCAGTTGCTTGAACAGGCTGCACTTCAGCCTTTGGACATCGGTGCTCAGTTGGGCGGCAGAACAGCTACTGCTGGTGCTAATGTTGGTCAGTCTCTGTTGACAGGTGGTTTAGGAGCAGCACAGACTCAGTTACAAGGTTCTTTAGTTGGCCCGTCATTGATGGCTCAGAATATTTCTGGTTTTGGTCAGCAGTATCTTCGTAATCAGCAGCAACAGCAAATGTTTAATCAACTCTACAGGCCACAAACAAGCAGTCCTTTTGGTTCTGGCTCTTCTTCAACCTTAGGTCAAAACTATTTTCCTTCGATGGAAGACTACGCTTATTAATTAAGGAACAAAAATGGCTATTACTTCATTATTTGGACCAACTCCGCAAGAACTGATTGCTGCTCAGGTAAAAGAGCAAGAGCAGATGGATATGCTGCGTAATCAGCAGATTGCTCAACAAGGGCGTGAGTTTGGTGTGTTTGCTCCGTTGTATCAGGCTGGTCTTAAGTTTGGTGATCTTGGTTCTAGAGCAATCACTAGAAGCCTGTTTCCAGAAGTACAGAACCCACAACTACAGCAGGCACAAACAATCCAAACTGTACTGCAAAAGTATCAAGGACAGAACTTAGGCGATACCGCTGTATTACAGAAAGTTGCTTCTGACTTGTTTGCTGCTGGTGCTCCCGATGCTGGTATAAAAACACTTGCTACTATAAAAGCACTAGCACCTGAAAAAGATGCCGGTCCTTTTGGAAAGATTAACCCATCAGATTATACAACAGAATCCATAGCTGCCTTCCAACGAGGGGGAGGAAAAGATTACTCTGTTTTGGTTGCCAAACCAAAAGAGGGAGAAGGTACGCAGTTTGAACGTATCTTAGAAACACTACCAGTAGAGCAAAGACAGGCATATAGACTTAATTGGCTAAGAAAACAAACAGAAGGGGCTGGAATGCCGCCTGCTTTGGTGCCAATTGCATTAAAAGAAGCCGATACAGCTTCTAGTATTGCTTTTGGAGCACAGGAAGTTAATAGTGTTCTAACAGATTTAAAGTCTGGTAAGTTAAAATTAGGATTAAAAGAAAACTTTGCAAATCAATTAAAAACCCTTTCTGGATCTAGCGATGAAGGAGCCAGGGCTTACAGCAAGTTTAATACAGCATTAGAAACACTTAGAAATGCAAGATTAAACCTCAATGTTGGAGTACAAACAGAGGGAGATGCTGTTCGTGCCATGAATGAATTCTTAGGAAACTTTGATAAGTATGATACTAAGACAGCAACAGAGCAGTTACAAAGAGTACAACAAAAACTAACAGCAGCACAGAGGTCTAAAGAATCTCGTTTATCCAGCCTATACAATCAATACGGGGTTTCCCTTCCAAAGGGTTTCTTTACTAGTTATGATGGTGCAGACGCAGGAACAGAACAAAAACAAGCAGTCCCTGATTCTGTTATTGATGCTGAGTTTAACAGACCTGAAAATGCTGGCTGGAAAACATTAGGAAAAGACGCATTTAAAAAGAAGTTTTTAGAACTCTACAATAGATAAGGATAGTTATGGCAGCGTTGACAAACGATGAAAGAGTTCGTGTTGCTACAGGCCAGTTTGAGACAAACAAACAGGCTAAAGAACTATACTCAAAACTGTTAAAAGAAACTAAAGATGAAATTAAATCTTTAGAATCTAAGAACACAGCCGAGGCAAAAGCACGAATTACTCAGTTAGAAAGAACTGTAAATTTTGTTGAAAACGCAGAAAAGAAGGTAGGCACTGGGAAAGGGATTGTTGGAGGACTTTTAACAGGCGCTACAGAACTTGCCGCACTGCCTTTAGATATTGTTGCTGCTATCACAGGCCAGCCTTCGTTTTCCAAGAGAGCACTTGAAGAGGTTGCCGCTGGCGGTATTCCAACAAGGCCTGCAACAAAAGAACAAGAAGTTCCTTTTGGCGCTTCTAGGGGCGCTGTTCAGATCCCCTTAAGAACACCTTTTGGCACAGCAGTGCAGTCTGGTGCTTATGCTGTTGCTGGTGGTGCTGATGAAACTGGAATGGCAACAGGTATTCTTGGTGCAGGTCAGCTAATACAGGGACTTTACCAAGTTACCCGTGCAGGCCTAACGGCAAAACAAACCAGAGATTTAGTTAAAAATCTGCCTGAAAATGACCAGAACACGCTTGCTACGTTTATGCTTAGAGGGCAGTCTGGTAGTGATCCGCAGACAGCAGCTCTTATCCAGCGATTAAAAAATAATCCAGCAACGGCAGAAATATTAAATGTTTTAGAAGATGCTGCAAAGCGCAAAACACTTTCTGGCATGGCTCCTATCGCTACAGAAGGTAAAATTGGCGAACCTATCTTCAACGCTGTTAGACAGAAACTAGGAGCACTACAGTATAACATCACTGGTAAACCAATCCAAGATAAATTTAACAGGGCAAAAGACGTTTTAGGTGGTGCTCCTTCTATTTCAATTGATGAAACAATTAAGAGGATGGACGACTTAATTGGGGAGTTTAGAAACGTAGGCACAGACAGTGCTATTGCGGCTGCGTCAGCATTAGAGCGTTCTAAAGGCCGTATGATGACTGAGTTTAATGGTCAGATGTTGCCTTTAACTACAGTAGAAAAGATTCAAGGCAATCTTTCATCATTTGGTAAAGCATCTGGAGAAGAAAATGTATTTAAGGATGTTGCTCGTTCAGACCAACAGAGGATTGCTGCTGTAGTTTTTGGCGGTTTAAAACAAGATTTGGCTATAGGGGCTAAATCAGCAAATACTGATGTTAGAAAAGCATCGCTGTATTTAGGGCAGGCTAGGGATAGTGTTGAGAAAGGATACACTAATTACAATAACTTTGTTGCTCAGGGATTACCAGAGAAACTTAGAAATGTAAACTTTAATCAATTAGATGATGCTAGTTTTTCAGACCTATTTAAAGGACTTTCTACAGACCAAAGAAATAAAATACTTCCTTTTATTGAGGCCCAAGCACCAGAGGCAGTAGATAGGCTTAGACTGTCCTACTACAATAAGTTTTTAGAAGGCTCTACTAAAAAATTAGATGACGGTACTTTTGGTATAGATTTTGAGAAACTTACAACAAAGTATAACACATTAAAACCTGAAGAGCGTGACATTCTTGCTTTTTCTTTGGACACAAATGCAAAAGAATTTGCTCAGAGAATGGATGATGCTACAAAGTTCTTTAGATACAATATGAAGATTCGTAGTGTTCCAGAGGAGGGTGCTCCATTGTCTGGAGAGTCCGTGGCAAAGGGACAAGCATTGGTAGGTGCCGGTTTAGGTTATCAAGCAGCTAAGGGTGCAGACGTTGCTCTAAGGCTCTTTAATGACTTAGCCTCTAATTTAAAAGATACAGATGTCCTAAGGATCTTGTTAACGCCTGAAGGCAAAGATTTCTTAAAGACTGCAAAAATATCACCAGCGGGTCAACAAACAATTACAAAGTTAGAGGCACTACGGGCTAGGGATATAAAACTTCCAGATGCTGCTCTTAACTTAAAAAGAAGTTTTGAGACTCTTACTGCTGGCGGCGAAGAAAATCCTAATATTACTCTTCCTGAGCAAACATTTTCTCCAGTGCCTCTTCCAGACGAAGAAGAGAAAAAACAGAGATACGAACCTATCCCACTGCCGGGACAGTAGCATGAGCGAACCAGTCACTCAAGTTGCCAAGGCTGCTGTCGCTGGCATCAAAGAGGCATTGGCGGTAGGCAAGGAACTGGAGTCAGTCACCAAGGACATTCAAGACCTTGGCAAGGCTGATGTGCAGGCCAGAGCCGCCTTCCGTAAGAAGCAGCTAAACAGGCCCAAAGATACCTCTGTGTTCTCTGCCGTTGAAGAATGGCGTGGAGTCTACGAAATTAAGAAGATAGAAGAAGAACTCAAACACGACATCATCGAGAAGCACGGTCCTGCTGCCTGGGCTGAGATAGAAGTCATTAAAGAGCGCATCCTAAAAGATAACAAGAACCTAACTGACGAGTACGGCAGAGACCTAAAGAAGCTGGCTGAACTGAAGCTGTATTGCTTCTTAGCTGCTTTGGTGCTAGTTAGCTTTGCCTATGTAGTCGGTTATAAACCCTAAGGAACCCTATGCTATCACTTATATCCTCCGCTATCGGCTTCTTTGCCTCTGGATTGCCACAGGTACTAAACTTCTTCCAAGACAAGGCAGATAAGGCTCAGGAACTTAAACTAGCCCAGATGCAGACTGAGCGTGAACTAGCACTGGCAGAGAGGGGCTTTATAGCCCAGCAGAGGGTCGAAGAGATTAGGACAGACCAGATTGCCCTCCAGACCGATGCAGACCGCCAGAACGCTGCTCTGGACCACGATAAGGCTATTATGGCTCGGGCCTCTAACTGGGTGGTTAACCTAAACGGCATCGTAAGGCCTGCTGTGACCTTTATCTTTGTGCTAGAACTGGTTTTAATCAATATTGGTCTAACCTACTTCCTGCTACAGGGCGGGTTAGGCAGTATGAACGTAGAGCAGTTTATCGCAGCTACGGATGTTATCTTCTCTGAAGATGAGATGGCTTTACTGTCAGGAATCATTGCTTTCTGGTTTGGTTCTCGTCAGTGGGGCAAGAAGTGAATGTATCAAAAGAGTGTATAGAGGGCATCAAAAAGGATGAAGGAGTTAGATTTCGTCCCTACCGCTGTCCGGCTATATTGTGGACTGTTGGCGTTGGTCATGTTATTGACCCTAATCATATAAAGGTAAAATTAGATGAACGTAAAGGACTTGCAATCCCTGATGGGTGGGATCGAACTCTCACAATGGACGAAGTCAATGGAATCTTGGCAGCAGACTTGGCTATCTTTGAACGAGGCGTGCTTAGACTATGCCCTCAAGGACTTACCCAAGGCCGCTTTGACGCATTGGTCAGCTTTAGCTTCAACGTTGGCCTCGGCAACCTCCAAAGAAGCACAATAAGAATGAAGCATAACCGTGGCGACTTTGAAGGCGCTGCGGAGGCTTTTATGGCATGGACAAAGGCTGGTGGTAGGGAACTCCCCGGCCTTGTCAAACGCCGTAAGCACGAAAGAGAGATGTACGAGAAAGAATAAAAAAAGAGCCTCCGAAGAGGCCCGTTAAGTACTACACCCTAGACTACCAAAAAACCATTATTCTGAGGATGAACAGGTCAATGACGACACAGTGTTCCTCTTCAAAGTCATCAACGTATTCAAACCCCAACATACAACCACCAATGATGTGCAGTAATACTGTCATGTCAGATCTCGCAGTGCCCAGCAACGCAGGCTAATGTTTGTGCACCTTCGACATTGTCTTCTACTTCGACTAAGTCGTCCCATTTGATATCTTTAGGCATCTTAGAGAGCATCTCTTCGTACTGCTCTTTATTGCATTCCTCATAAGGAGCCTGTCGGTATGTTCCACCAGCCCAAGGCAGGAAGGATACACCAGAGATTTCATCGAAGTTCCTGAACACCCAAGCCCCTACGTCCATCCATTCATCTTCTTTGACTGAGATGGTCACAGATGGCTTATGCTCACACCAGTGCCGCTGATACATCATCCAGACATCGAGGTGCTCAATTGCTGTTAGATCATCACGCAACCGTGCTCCTTCAGGAGCCTTCATCGGAAATGAGAAGACTACTGTGCTGTCTGGTCGCATTACGCAATCTTCGGCAGGAATACCAGCAGAGGTCAAAAACGCCGAGAGAGGGTCTTTTTTATCTCCACGAACACGGCGAATATAATACTGGCTATGTCTAGCATGAATACCAGAGGCGCTATCAACAAGTTGAGACACAGTGCCGCTAGGTTTGACACAAGTAATCGCAGCAGACTTAGGAATTCCCAACTGTGTTGCAAGGTCAGAGTTGGTATCAACGGCGACTTTCCGTAATTGTTCAAGAGCCTTCGCAGTGCTGTCACTTACCTCTCCCATCCATTTGTTATCTAAGATACCCGTCAACGACACACCTAAGAGGCGCTCTTCTTCGGTGTTCTTCTGCCACACCTTACGCAGGTAAGGGAAGTGCGTCATCGTAGACTGGAATGTGCCCAGAATCGTTGCTATCCTGATCTTGTTAGCAAGAGATTCTACAGTATCTTCTGCCCGTACAACCACTTCCGTGAGATTACAGAACTGGTAGGGGCGCAGGATGATTTCTGAGCAGGGGTTTGTTCCGAAGTCAAAACTAGAATCACGTCTGCCGTTCTTTGCAGCTTGGCTTTTACTTGCTTCTCTTGAGAAGATTCCCCGTTCTCCAGAGTGGCTGTTGTAGAGGCTAGTCCATTCTTGGAGAAACTGTCCAATGTCTGGTTTAGAGTTATAAGTTGCTGAGTTGTTAGCGAGTGCCCTATGTCCATTTTGTTCCCACCAGTTTCCAGATTTACAAGACCGCATACGGTCATCCTCAAGGTCCGACAGAGAAATCATTGCACTCCTGCGTACCCCACCGACAACAACAACTTCCCCGATTTTGCAGAGAATATCATGACACTCGATTGATGTAAGTTTTCTACCAACTGCTCCTCTAAATTTGGCAATAGTGAATTTAAAAAGTTCGTCCAAAGGTCCGGGACCAGAGGCACGTCCTCCAAAAGTTTTGAGCCTGGCTCCAGCAGGTCTAATTCTGCTAAGGTCGTATCTTGCCACTTCCCCAGAGTATAGTAAAGCGATGAGTTGGCGTAATGCTTTAGCCCACCCTTCCTTAGAGTCTGCAACCGAAATAGTAGTTTGAGAATCAAACAACTGATCTGGCACTTCAGGTAACTGATCGACATATTTGTGCTCCACAGAAAAGCCTACGCCTGTGCCACAGAGTAGGATGTACATAGCCTCATCAAAGGCTTTAGGGTCATCAACGGGTAGATAAGAACAGTTGTATCCAGCGGTGTTGTCCCGGTCAAGGGCCTTACCTGCGGTCATGATAGCCCTCATAGAAGGCATCACTTCTAGGTTCTTGACTGCACTGATAAGTTCTAGTCGTAGGTCATTGTTAGGACTCCACTTGTAGTTCTTGTCTAGGTGGTCAAACATGAAAGCAAAGTAACGGTCTACTGACTCGTCCCAGTGCTCTCGGCGGTTTTGCTCAGGAATGAACCGACTGTACCGGCTCTTGGCAATAAAGGTGCTATAGGGTGTCATCTAAGTCTATCTCCAATTCATCAAATTTATCTTCTATCTTATCTGCAAACTTCTCTATTAGTTCTTCTGAAGAAATATCTAGCACTTCCAAGATTGTAATTTCGTCTAACTTCTTCATTCTCTCCATTATATCTCTAATCGTCAACGACATAATCTTTTCAGTGCTTCATCAAGCCCTGCCTCCCAGTTAGTATAAGGTTCATAACGTATAAGTTCCATTGAGTCGTACCATGTAGTCTTGTCTGTACCAGTAGGCAGATAAAACCATCCTGTCTTTGATGCAGATCCAACCAAGTTCAATGTCCTTACCCCAAGTGCTCCTGCTAAGTGCGCTACACCAGTGTCAACAGTTACGACTGCCTTCAATGACTGTATCTTCTTAGCCGTTTCAAGCCAACTTCTACCATCCAAGTTCTCTGGCATAAAGTCAGGCTGAATCTGTAATGATACCACTTTGTGCTTCTTTGTCAACTGATTATAGAACTTTTCTGCTAAGTTTCTAGGAATAACTTTGGCACTAGCGTTCCATGAATCATTGTCGCTGTACCAGCAAAACCCTATCTGGCTTGTCTTCTTAACACCTTTAAACTTAAAGTAGCCAGCACTGCCATAGACGGGGCCTCCATCGTCCATAGGAAACAGATTGTACTGTAGCAACAGAGCCGGTATAGACATCACCTTGACCCGCATTGCCGGTACTTGGCAGTTCTCATCAGCTAGGACACCATCGACACCATCTAGCGAGGCTATCAGGTTCATCAGTGGCTTTTGCATATAGACACTAACAGACTTTACTGGCAGCTTCTTAAGCAGCGGTATGAACCTAGAGAACATGATTGTGTCGCCAACGCCTTGCTCGTTAGTGACTATCAGGTGTCTATCTCTAACATCATACCCAGGTTCCCAGATGATGGACCTAGACAGCGGTGTCTTCATCCCAAGGGCAAACTTAACCTTGCGAATCTCACGGCACTCATACAGGTTAAAGCCCTTACTCCACTGAGCCTCTTTTAGTAGACCATAGGCCCTATCAAGATCACGCTGACTCATTTGTAATACACAGCCTTTATCTTGTCGTAGTTCTCGATAGCGTACTCAAGATAGTGCTTTGCCTTCTCAAGGTCCTCTTTGCCGTTCTTCTTAGCGTGACGCTGAACATACTTAATCACATTACACAGCCAAGGGTCCATCTGCCAATCTAGGAAGACATCCCAAGGCTGGATCTGTGTCTTGTAATGGTTTCCACCAATCTGCCTAGCCTTGATGTAGTCCGCAAGTGTTTCAAGCTGCTGTGACATGGGCGTGTTCCTTTACGGCTTTGGTTGCCTTTGACCAGCTTCCACAGTGGGTACATTGGAATCTTTGGAAGGTTCCTGTGGTCGTATAACTGAAACCTCTTTTTTGTAGTTTGGCACTTCCGCAGGTGGGGCATCCAGTGGAATTATACAGGTTACGATTAGGATGGTTTCTACCAAGCCAAGGGAGCAAACGCTCATAGACTTTCTCCAATAGAATAACGTCTTGTTTGTTGTACTTCTCCATCACTTTCCAGGCATCAGGGTCTTTGTTCATGCACTTAACCCAGAGTTGATAGCCCTCATGCGATGCCTTCTTACCAAGGTCGAGCCTCTGTGCGATATGGTCTAGCTTATTGCTTGCAAAACGAAACTCTTTGCGAACTACCTTTAGCAAGTCAATCTGCTTATACGGAGCAGGCGGTGCTAGATGGTGAAGCAGGAACTCCTTGTTCAGCACAGGAATGTCAAAGCGAGTGCCGTTGTAGTGGCATACTGCATCGGCTTCAGAGATCAGGTCATGTATCTTACGAAGCATGAACTTAGGCTTTGTCTCTTGCACAGAAGAGAACATAACCTCTTTAGAGCCGTACCACTTAGCAGCCCAACACAGAACATAAGAAGACTCTAACAGATGATCTGGGCTGATGTACTGGTCACGAAGGCCCCAAATATGTGCAGTGTTGGGGCTTGTTTCGATGTCTAGCATCAGTAGTTTCATTGGTCATCCTTGTTTAGTGCTTCGATGTAGTTCTCTAAGATTTCATCAGTATTAACTTCCCTGTTGAAGAAGTCTTGGAAGAGGCACTCATGGCGTAGTCCTTCAATGACTACCCGCTTGCGGACACCTTCAAAGCCGGTGTGCTCAAGGAACTTACAGAACTGCCACAGAATGGTTTCCCATGTCTGGTCATCAGCGAACTCATGGAAGGACTCTATGATTGTCTTTGATGGGAAAGGACTGTTGCTGTCGTCTTCAAAGTCACCACCTTCATAGATAAATCGAAAACTACTCATTGCTGGCTCTCCTTAATAGTTCAAAAAAGTAAACACAATCTACCACAACCAAGGGCTTATCTCTGTTTTGCTTGACAACGACAACTGGTTCGTATCCTCCTGCATTTGCTTTTGCTTGTTCATAGAATCCGTAAACAGAGATACTTGCTCTGGACTTGCATTCCAGACTAATTGGCAACTGCCGTCTGGCTGCTGGACTGAGTAGCAGATCCTCCCCCGTTGCGCCCATACTAACTGAACGGACATCATCTTGCTCTAGGTTGAACTTTGCTAGGATTAGGTCCCTTACGGCTTGCTGCAGGACTCGCCCTTTTGCTTTCGCTGACGATGGCTTCAAAGCTGATTTCCTTTCTGTTTTTAATCCAAGCCTTTGGTATGTGCATCCTGGCATTACTGCTTTCCATGCTGACTGTGCAGGCAATACAGATGGCTTCTTCTGTTTCACCAACAAGCCAACCGATGCTTTTACACGCATGGATTTCTGGTTTGACATTCTCTTGCCATTCGACATCAGCTACGGCATCCACCCACTCGATATAGATTATCGGGGCTTTCTCCAAAGTTGATTTGGCTTTCTTCGTATCCATAGTAACTGCGCCTGTTCGCATAAGTATTCCTCGTTGTTGTCATAAGCCTTCAATACTGCCTCATAGAGTTGGTCTTCAGTCTTACAGCCCTTTAGTATCTTCTCAGCCTTCTTAGGGCCTATTCCATGCAATCCTGGTATATTGTCAACACGGTCCCCAGTGAGGACTTGTGTGTAGAAAGTATACAGGGTGTCATCTTCATCCACCCAAAACTTCTCATTCTTACGCATATTGTAATGCCAGCCACGAATCATGTTCAGATCCTTGTCTGTCGTGCAAATGATATAGTCTTCAGGTTCCATAGAATAGGCAGCAATACCAAGGGCATCATCAGCTTCCTGATATTGCTCCACAGAAAACCCCCAAGCCGAAGTCAGATAATCCCTAAGCAGGTTTAAATGCTTTGGCTTGTCCTGTGTCCTAGTTCCCTTGTAGGGCTTAGTCTTTGCAATGCTGATACGGAAGTTCTCATAGCCGGTAAGAAAGCCTTCGGCATCAGAACAGTCAGCGTGTATAAAGACTAAGTCTTCCAAGTACTCTGAGCACTTTGATAAGGCGGTCTTTTCATCGTAGTCCTCACAGCCAGCAGCTACTGTGTAGGCTACGATGTCACCGTCTACCAAAGCAATCATTACAGGGCTTCTTCCGTTACTGGAGCGTCTTCGGCATCATAGGCGACCAGGTTATCAATGGTCATCTTGATCAACGAAGCAGACAGGCCTTTCTTGTTCTTGAAAGCCCACTCGTAGGTTCCAACAACAGCAGTGCCTGAAGAGCCGTTACCGATGGCTACATCAATCAGACTAGCACCAGTCTTATCAAAAATCTTGTCCATCTGACGCACAGACTTGCAAGTAATGTAGAAGCCTTTCTCTGGCTTGTCTTCACGCTTGCGTACTTCCAGGCCAATACCCTCAAGAGCCTTGACTGCATTCTCGCTGAGATTGGTCAATTCAAGCTGATACTTGTTAGACATCTCGTTGAGTTTATTATGGTTACACCACATAACGGTGGCTTTAACTGTAACCGGCTTTGCATCACTCATATAATTCTCCTTTTAGGTTAGTGAGTAATTTTGTTAGACTTCGGTTCTGCTGCTTCAGAAATCATTATACAGGCAGTTTCTAGTATGTCAAGCATTTCTTCATATTTATTTGTTAAATCTTTACTATAAGCCACATGGATGGCCCCATCGATGACCGCTATCATCAAGGCAGACTCTGGCTCTCCAAGGTCCTTAAATTCGTCTAGTGCGTTTGACACCAATTATCTCCAATCTTGTATTCGCCGTCCAGGGGGCAGCGTAGTTTAAGGGTCCTGCCTGCTTTTCTGATGCTCTCTACTGCTAAAAACCCTACTCTTTGTGCGTGTTCTTCCTTGACTTCTAACTGGAACTCGTCATGCACATTGACCACAAACTTGGCATCTAGGTTGCTCCTACGGATGCTCTCGTCTAAGAACACTAGAGCCTGCTTCATCACTATCGCACCAGCACCTTGTAAAAGTGTGTTGAGGGCTGCGTGTTCGGAGCGAACGAATAACCTACGTCCATCAAGACCCGGTAGGTGCCCTTTATCGGAGAGTTTGTCAACCGTGCTGCGAAGAGCCTGCAAAGCTGGCGTGTTCCTAAGAAAAGAATCGATGAGCCTTTGCCCTTCCTTGGCTGAACCACCAACAATCGACCCGATTTTGGTAGCCCCTGCGCCATAGAGGAATGCATAGATAAACGTTTTGGCTTGCGCCCTTGTAGATAACCCCGCAGCTTGCTGGTTCTTGGTATGTACATCAGTTCCCAAATCCTGCGAACCTTCCGTGACCGTTTTAACATAATCCTGATCTTTCATGTAGTGAGCCAACATACGCAACTCTAACCCGCTTGCATCAGCACCAACCAATTTATAGCCCTTTGGTACGGTGAAGAGGCCACGGCAGTCCTCACCATAGGGAGAACCCACCGAAGGCACCTGGGCCATGTTAGGGCTGTGGTGTGTCATTCGTCCCGTGACTGCTCCGTTGGTGATGACTTTACCGTGAATCCTGTGGTCGTCTGTCGTATTCTCAATCCACGACTCAACCATAGCCACCCGTTTCTGAAGCAAAAGGTATTCTGCGATTGCTTGGGCCTCTGGAATATCAACATTTGCAAGAGTTGATTCATCGACAATCACTTGACCTTTTTCGGTGTGCTTGGTCGGCTTCCAACCCTTTTCTTGGAGGCGCTTGGCGATTTGCTGCCTCGAGCCGGGGTTGAAGATTTCGATATCGTCCTTGAGTTTTTTTCCAGTTTTCTCTGAATAACGCTCGGTTGTGATTGGAGGAAAGATGAACTGTAGGGATGCCTCAATTGTGCCCATTTTATCTTTAAGTCCTGCCAGAAGTACCATAGCTTTTGGCAGATCGAATTTAAAACCGTTTCGCTCTTGCTTATAGATGATGGTTGCGACTTTGTGTTCGAGGTCGATACTTTCTTGCGAGAAACCATAGTTGTCCTGCTCCTTTAAAAGTTCAAAGTAAGTTAACTCCAATACTTCTACATCACGCCTGCAATACTTCTCAAGCAAACCCATGTGTGGCTGGTCAAACGGTAGAGTGCTCTTCTTGTCAAAAGAGAGTTTGTTGATCCTGTGCCAGACCCTCTTGTAGTCTATCTTCTTCCTTCCTAATCTGTTGCCCCAGCTTTCTAGGCTGTGTCCGTTTTCTCTGTTTGGACTCATCAGCCTTGACATGACTAGGGTGTCTATGCACATCGACGGAGTTATCTTCGTATTCCATAGCCTGTTCAAGATTGGGAAGTCGAAGTTGATTCCGTTGTGCGCTACTACTTGTGGTTGTGCCTCTAACATTTTTAATAAAGTGTCTGCCTTGTGATGACATCTAACTTCTCCGCTTCTTAGTTCCTTTGTTACGCATAGGTGGATCTGGCTCAACTGGGAGTTGGTCTCTATGTCCAGGAAAACTATCGACTTCTGTCCAGCTTGATTCATCTTCGCTCTTCTTTAGTAATTTGCCGTCATCTGTTAATAGGTACAACGTCAGGACACCACTCTTATTTATTACGCTTGTAACGCTTATCGGCTTCATTTGCTATCCTCCTTAACTCTGAAGCTGCTACCACAAATGCCTTCTGTGTATCATCCATCGTAGGCCACTGCTCAATCTCTGACATCAGTCTAAAGCAGGCAATACAATATACACCTGTTTGATCAACTTTGCAAATTGTTTTACATGGACTCATTTTATTGTGTTCTTCAAGTTCATCAGTTCTGTATTAAGCCGAAACACCAAGGCATCTAGTGTGCGGTTCTCGTCTTCAAGCCTTTGCATCCTGGCCCTCATCATAGCGTTCTCACGCTCTAACTCGGCACAGTAGGCAGACACATAAGCATCCAAGTCAGCCTTAGTTTTTATGTAATCTAATGGGTTGTAGGGACTAAGTTCAACCTCATAGGGCACACCAGACACTCGTTGCTTAGACATTTAATCCTCCTTATAAGCCAGCCAAAGGGCGAAGATAACGACAAATAACAGAAAAAGCAGGTAGTTAGTCATTTTGTAGCCATCCAATAAAGCCCTACGTTAGAAAAGGCATAACCGGCATACACCACCAACAGAGCAATGTTGCCCTTCATGCCCTGCTCTGCTGCGATGTAGGCATAGATGCAGCCGGTTACGATGATCAGCCAACTACTCATGCTTGCTTCAGCAGTGCTAGGCAGTCTTCAAATGCGTTCATGAGTGCCTGTCTTTGGGCTTCATGGTCAGGCGAGAACTTGCCCTGTGCCTGGCGCAGTTCAATGAACTCCAGCGTCAGTGCTTCCAACTTCTTATCTGCTGTCATAGCAGGAATGGGGCTGTCATCAGTAAAAATAAGACACTCAACATTACCACTATCGCCCAATCCAACATAGGTATCCACCTCCAGTTCTAGTTTCATTTTAGATAGTCTCCATAGATTTTTAGAAAGTCCATTACTTCACGCTTTGCATCAGAGTCGAGCAAGTGCCCATAATCTTCAGGATGATTAAACTTGCTAATCAGTTTAACGGCAACCTTGATCTGTGCTGTCAGTTCCTCGTTGACCTCTTCAAGGTCTTTGATGCGCTCTTCTAGCTGCTCAAGAGCACTATAGTCAACTGTGTCGTAGTCAGCATCATTCCAATAGTCATAAGAATATTCAGTCATTTCAAGCCTTTCAGTATTGATGATATAAAAGCAAAGCAACCTATCAGTAGTGCGGATGTCATTTTATCTCCTTTACCATGAGTAGCAATAACCGTGTTCTTCATAAAAATCACCTAATTTGCTTTCTTCAACTATAAACAACTTATGATATTGATTAGGTTGAGAATAAAACCAATTATCATGTCGCCTACGGCATTCCTTTAACGATCCTTCGTAAATCTCAACCGCACAATAGTCGTCTTCGCCAGAATACTCGTAACCAATAAGAATATAAGTTTTTTTCTTAGTCATAGTGCGGCCTCCGTTATCTCATTCATGCGGCCTGTGTGCTTGTCGTAGAGAACGGCACAGGCTTTACCAGTCTCTCCGCTGTAGCGGTTCTTGATAACCCTGACCCTAGTGGTGTTCCTCTCGATTGGGTCTTCATGCTGTGCTGCTCTTTCCAATCCTAACACCATATCAGCCAATTGTCCAATACTTGCTGAACCCCTTAATTGGGACAGACTAGTGGCTGCGCCTTCTTCATGGCCTTTACCCTCTGGCCTGCGAAGATGGGACACCACAAACAAGGCCACGCCTGTTTCCTGCACAATCATACGCAGCTTGGTCATAATCTCATCAATGGCTTTGCGCTCATCTCCATGATCTTGCGCCGACACCACAATAGACACATGGTCGAGTAAAATATACCGACACTCAAGCCCCTTTGCAAAATATCTAACCCTGTTGATAATATTATCAATAGCTGTTGAACCAAAGCAATCATAAAAGTAAAGGCGATTACTGCCCAAAGTTTTATCGAACGCTTCACGCTTTTGCCTGTCATCAATTTCCACCTCCGCTAAGTGTAATGGTTTGTTTACTGCCAAAGACATGATTGACAAAGCAGTGCGCTTAACCGACTCTTCCAAGAACATAATCCCGATATTGTCCTTAGTCTCACAGAGCAACTGCCATATCACTTCTCTGATGAATTGAGATTTACCAAGGCCGGAGCCGGCAGTAACCACCACCATCTCTTGCTGTCTTATACCGCCTGTCATGCCGTTCAGGCCGGCATAAGGATAGTGCGCCTGAGCCTTTGGCAAGGGCTGCATAACCAACTCGAACAACTCAGAGCCAGCAACGATACCGTCAGGCACATAAGTCTCTGCCGCCCACCATGCCTTAACGAAGTCCGCAGATTTGTTGTCCTTCAGATAGTCGCAAGCATCCTTGTAAGGCTTAGACATCTTCATGATCTTGACCTTAGAACCGAATAGGTCAGCAACGGCTAAAGCCGCCTCTTGACCAGGTTCATCAGCATCAAAAGCAAGCACCACAGTCTCAAAGCTGTCGATGTACTCGAATTGGGCTTGGCAGTCCTTCACAGCCGACTGTGCCCCATTCTTGATTGACACCACAGGATAAAGAGAGCCTGTCATCTGAAAAGCAGCCAAGGCATCTAATTCGCCCTCACAGATGGTCAGATATTTACCACCGGCAGGATACCGATTCTGCCCAAACAAGGTAGCATCTTTAATGTTGCCCTGAGACCTGAATTGCTTGTCAGCCACTGATCTGATCTTGAAAGCCACCTCAGTACCTCGGTCATCACAGTAGGGATAATAATGTTCTGTCCCTGTTTGTCTGACACCATAGGCTTCACAGGTAGCTTTGGTGATGCCTCTCTCAGGTATGCTGAGGAATTGACCGCTAATGCCCTTTAGAGGCTCTACAACAGGTTTCTGAGTCATCGGTAGTACCTTACCCCTTCCTGGGTCAGCAAAGCCGTCTAAAGCCCTGCTATGGGTTTTACAATTAAAACAGTATTCAGAGCCGTCAGAGTACACAGCCCTAGCGTCAGAGGAGCCACAGCCCTCACAGGCTATGTGCTTTACAAATTTAGACTGAGTTTGCATTGATCCTAGTCCTTTCCTCTGCTAATTGGTCAAGTATTGCCAAGAGGGCAACACAAGTACCAGATTCTGGCTTAGTGCGCTTCAGAGCCTCATAGACATCATTGAGCAAGGTCTCAATGTCGGTAGAGCCATGAGCCAATAGATCAACACAATCAGAAACACAAAACCAATAAATTCTTTCTAAGTCATCATTTTCCATTGAGTGCTACCTTTCTTAATAGTTACCTATATAGTTAAAGAATTAAAATCTTTATTAAAGTCTTTTTCAATATAGACTATTTAATCAATATAGTCTTTAATAGCAAGAATCGTGCCAAGTACTATCGTGACTGCCAAGGGTCATCGTTACCATCATCAAAACCATCAATGCCCGTCAATGGGTCTAAATCGCTCTCAGTGCCTTCTTCGACTTCATCCATCTCCGACATCAAGCTGACATTACCAACGGCACAGAGGTCTGTTTTAATCGATTTTAGGCACTGTCTACACATGGATAGATAGTCCCTAGTGTAAACTGACCGAATAGTTGTCTCATAATCGGTTAATGCTTCATTACAGGATCGGCATCTCATGGTGTCACCTTTTTAAGACATAGAGCATCAAAGGCTTCCATTGATTCGCTGAAATAGGTATCTCTTAATAAATCCTTTTCATAGGCTAGCTGTAGCCTTTTTTGATCTTCGGCCTTTACCACATAATAGGCAAACTCGATCAAATCGTCTTCGTTACCTGAGTAATTACCGAAATCGCTGTAATCTAGTCTTTCGTCTAGAATGTCCACTACTTCTTTATTAGTTAATAACACGATAGAGCCTCCATTTGCTTGTTGGTAAAGTTAGACAGCCTAGATTCTATCAGGGCTTCGTGCACCGATGCAACGGCAAAGGCATCAAAGCCGCCAATGTGCCATCGATAAGGCCCTAAAGGGATGTGATCGAGTTTCCAATCGTATACGGTAGCGACTGATCCGTCTTCAAATTCTATGAACCATTCTGCGTTAGTCTTATCGCCTATGAAGACCGTGGGCGCACCGAAACAGCGACACAATTCGTCATAAGTAGCGTTGACATAACCACGAAGACTGCTCATGTTAGTCTGATCTGCACTGCATTGTTTGTGTTTCATTATTGACCCCATAATTTACAGTTAAAAGACATAACCCCAATAACAGCCCCATTATGTAACACTTTGGGATTGATCCAATTACCTGACCCAATAAAGTTTTCAGACTGAAAATCTTGCACTAATGACTGAAGGCCTTCAATGCTTTCAGATTCTAGCACAGTAGTCGGCACACCCATTAATGGCTTGTCAGGGTCTTGGAATCTGTCAGGGTTTCCGCAGGTTTTAATTGTGATTGAATACATTATTGCCCCGCCGTTTTAAAATTCCACATAACCGAATCTTTTAAATCTTCGATATACCTAGCGACATCACTCGCAGGGAAATGCTCGAATGGTGACCAAATATAGATATCCTTATCTATCAGGTCATTGTCGCTATCGTTCAATAGTGCCTCGATTACTTCATCATAAGACATACTATCGGGCGAGTTAGAGAGAAAATTAGCCAATGCGATATTCTCTGCTTTCGTTTGAATCTCTTCGTTAGTCATTATTTAATCTCCATTGAATCAATCCCTAAGTCCTCCGAAATGTAAGCCATTGCGGAACACAATTCAGACCATTGATCGTCATATTTTGAAACGCCTTCGGGTATTCCATGCTCCCTGTAAAAGTGTAAAGCATTCCATATCAATGACAAATTCCCCTCCATATCATTAGCATTCATTGTAATCCCCTTAGTCTAAGTCCCACGGTTTAAAAATCATGATGACACCGGCACATCCCAGCAATAGTACAGCGATACTAGCATACAGCATCTTTGAACCCCCTTTTAATTAAAGTTTTGTAAATTCTACTATAGATATCGGCCTTGGATCGGTAGTACTCATAATCCTGATCATTAGGCCTAAAGTTTTCCCATTTATTCCAGCGCTCGTATTCCACGATATCACAAAACAATTTCCCCGGTTCACGATAGTGACCTATGAATCCCTGGTGATTGTAGTGTGCAATGAACCCTGAGCATAGGTAAAGATATTTATATCCCTGCTTCGATAGCTTTTCGGGATCTTTAACGGCCTTGATCACGTTATTGACTATCATAGTCTTTTGTCTTTCGGTGTACGGTGTAAGCATAGTAAACCCCTAAGTTAAAGTTAAAATTATGCCGCTAATGCAATCGGAAAAACCTTTTTAGATGGATCGATAACGAAGCCAGTGTTATCCTTTTTAGCTTGACCTTTGGCATACAATGCGACAATAACACCCTTAGGGTCAATATGTCGAATGTCGCTATTATCGCCGTCTACGCAATCCAGCCCCATAAACTTAGCGGGAATGTCCGCACGTTTGCGAAATACAGCCGCAATTCTCATGCCGGCATTGATAGCTTGATTGACGTACTTTTGAAACCCTAAAACACCCGAATATGAGAATGTTAGGTCATAGTTAGCCGGCAGGTTATGGCGTGACGGGATTTTCGTATAGTCATAAAATTGCACGCCCGGGAATAAGGCCATTAGATTAGCGTATTCGATACCGTTATCAGTAACGGGAATGTTTTCCCATTTAATGTCACTGGTACCGTTTAGCCGTACTAATGGAACCATGTTAGCTTTAGCGGCCTTTTTAACTAGCCTACGAATGTCTTTAGCTAATAATTGCATAAACTCGGTGCGATACTCAAAAAATGCTTTAGCTTTGCGAATACGGGCAAGCTTGACGTTATTCATTGCACCACGTCCGGCTGTATAGAGGCAGGCCTTGTCGCATTGTGCAATTACAGCCATTGGGCACACGTTATGTCCTGAGATCGATACCGGCGCAATGTATAGAATGCCCGTCATAAACCCGAATTCTTGTCCCTTAACTGTCTTAGCATTGGAATCGATTGTTAGTAGTGTTTTGTTTTGCATGATCTAGGTTCCCTTTTAGTGATTGAATTACAAGTGTTAGTCTACCCGTTTAACGGATTAGTGCCACTAAAAAGCATTAGGGAAAACCCTTATCTTGATTAGTCTACTCAGGTATTCATGGATGCACTGTATTGGTGCAATGCGGCATAGACTGGGTAGACTAGGATGCCCCAATGCGGTGCAACATAGCCCCATATACTGCACTGCACCATAGCCGGCACAGGCCTGGCATGATTCTTGCATAGGCAAAGACTGTGCCATGCTGCACTGCAACACAGCTGCATAGTAAGCACTGACTAACATGACAGGGGGGGTGGGGTAGTGGCAATGTAGATAATATTGTTGAACCCGCTTAGATACAAGAAAAGCAGAATTAGCAATATCGAGGCCACCACAGATACAAAAAAGAGCAAAATAGAACTTTATTGCTTATAAGAAAAAGAGCATAAGAATCAATTACTTATCTATTTTCCTGCATAGGCTAAACAGGGCAATGAAATCAGTGCTGGAATCTGTGCATTGCGAAGGCCTGAGCAGGCACTAGGTAGTCACTATGTAGTCAATAAAAAAAGGACTTGACAAAACAGCAAAAATGTGCTATAGTCCTCTATATTGATAGCACTGAGACAACAAGTACTAGGTTGTGCCTTAAAAAAAACATACATTAACAACTAACCTTAGGTTTTGTGTTTTCTGTGCTGATCTATATTGGAGAGAAACTTGGAAACAAAAGACCAAGATATTGTTCTTGTGTCTTCTTCCACCGATGCCCCTTCTATGCCTACACAGAATACGGTTTCTGTGTTACCTAAGAAGAACCCTAGAGGTGCAGGTCGTCCGAAGAAGGCTGCTATTGAGGCAAAGAAAAAGAGGTCAGTGTTAGGAAGACCTCCTGGTGAAGCTGCACGCATAAGAGAATTTCATGCGAGGCTCTTAACCACAAAGGGTGACACGATCATTCAAACGATTATTAACAAAGCCTTGGACCCTACTGATAAAGACCAGGCAGCGATGTTAAAGATGTGTGCTGATAGATTGTTGCCTTTGTCTTATTTTGAAAAGCACGGTGCTGGGCAGTCCAAAGCAGGCATTACCATTAACATTAGTGGTCTTACGGATGCCAAAGTAGATGCTGAACAGACCATAGATGCAGAGGACGTGCAATACAATGACGACTAAAGTCTGCAATCTATGTGAAGAAGAAAAGGATGTGTCCTTATTTTCTGCGGACAGCAGGTCTAGGTCAGGGTACCAGACTAGGTGTAAAGAGTGTCAGTCCTATGTAAAAAAGGAGATGGCTTCCTACTACAGAGGCAAACACCTTGAGTACAAGTACAACATGACTCACGAGGATTACGAGGCCATGTTAAAGCAACAAGACCACAAATGCGCTGTTTGTGGTATTAACGAGGCCCACGCAGAGAACTCAAGGTTGTGTGTTGACCACGGCCACAATACAGGGCAGGTTAGAGGTCTGTTGTGCAAGAAGTGTAATCAGGCGATTGGGTTACTACAAGACAATCCTGGCTTTTGCGAGTCAGCGGGAAGGTACCTAAGATTACATGGCTGAGTTAAATATTAAGTTGCTAAAATGGCAACAAGACGTTTTTACTGACACAACCCGATTTAAAGTAGTAGCAGCAGGTCGAAGAACTGGGAAGTCCAGATTGGCTGCTTGGCTCCTGATAGTAAATGCCTTACAGTGCGACAAGGGCCACATTTGGTACATCGCTAACACCCAAGGGCAGGCAAGGGATGTTTTGTGGCAAGTCTTGCTAGAACTGGCAAACCCAGTCATCGAAGCAAGCCACATAAACAATATGCAGATCCGTCTAATAAACGGAGCCACCATATCCCTAAAGGGTGCGGATAGACCAGAGACAATGCGAGGCGTAAGTCTTAAGTTTGTTGTGATGGACGAGTATGGCTCAATGAAGCCAGAGGTTTGGGAACAGATTATTCGCCCAGCCTTAGCCGACCAGAAAGGGTCAGCACTGTTTATCGGAACACCTTTTGGAAGGAACCACTTCTATGAACTTTATGAATATGGGCTTTCTGGTAAAGACTCAGATTTCAAAAGCTGGCATTTTACTTCGTTTGACAATGAGTTACTTGACCCAAAAGAGATTGAAGCTGCAAAGAAGTCTATGTCCTCTTTTGCTTTCAGGACTGAGTTTATGGCTTCGTTTGAGGCTGCCTCTGGTGGCATCTTCAAAGAAGAGTGGATCAAGATAGATGAGGAAGAACCAAAGGATGGTCGCTACTTTGTAGCTGTAGACTTGGCTGGCTTTGAAAATGTCGCTGCTGCTACCACTGCAAAGAAGAAGAGGCTAGACCAGTCAGCAATAGCGATAGTCAAGGTAACCTCTGAGGGTTGGTGGGTTGCAGATATAGAGTACGGTAGGTGGGACATTAAGCAGACCGCACAGAAGATATTTGATGTGGTCCGTGACTATGAGCCTGTTTGTGTTGGCATCGAAAGAGGCGCATTAAAGAATGCCGTTCTACCTTATCTGTCTGATCTTATGCGTAAGTATAACAGTTACTTCCGTATTGAAGACCTCACACATGGAAACAAGAAAAAGACAGATAGAATCACTTGGTCTTTACAGGGCAGATTAGAGCACGGGAAGATTACCTTTAATGAAGGTCCCTGGAATAGTGAAATCATCGATGAACTGATGAACTTCCCTAATGCCCAGGTCCACGATGACTTGATTGATGCCCTAAGCTACATCGACCAGATAGCGATTGCAGAGTACACCTCAGACTATGAGGAAGACGATTACACACCAATGGATGCCGTTTCAGGCTACTAGGAGAGAGCATGGAAGAGCAAGAAAACGAATACAACGGTAAAGAAGCTAAGATCACTGAGTGGGTCTTATCTCGTTGCCTTATGTGGCGCAACCACCGGGATGAGAACTATTTAGAGTCCTGGAAAGAGTATGAGCGTCTATGGCGTGGTATATGGTCTGGAGAAGACAAGACAAGAGACTCTGAGCGTTCACAACTTGTAACCCCTGCCCTTCAGCAGGCAATCGAGTCCCACACCGCTGAGATCGAAGAGGCTATCTTTGGTCGTGGTGAGAAGTTCTTTGACATCGTTGATGATCAAAAAGATCAGCAAAGAATTGATGTAGAGCAGATCAAGAACCAGATGTATGAGGACTTTAAGAACCAGAAGGTCCGCAAGTCAGTCTCAGACATTGTGCTCTTAGGCGCTGTCTATGGCACCGGCATCGGTGAGATTACCATCGCAGAGAAGACTGTGCTAAGGCCAGCGATGCGCCCAATCGTGGAGATGGGTGTTTCTGCTATCGGTGTTGAGGAAGTGCCTAAGTTCGTTGTTGGCCTCAAAGCCATCAATCCTAAGAACTTCTTAATTGACCCCACCGCTACCAGCATCGAAGAGGCTATGGGCTGTGCGGTAGAAGAGTATGTGTCACTACACTCTGTCGTGGCTGGTATGGAGTCTGGTGTCTATAATAAGGTTGAGAACCTTGGTCAGGCCGCTGTAGACAGCGACATTGAGCCTGTACAGGAAGACGTTGAATATCAGCAAGACAAGGTACTATTGCTTCGCTACTATGGCTTGGTGCCGAAGTACCTGATCGAGTCTGGCTCAGATGAAGAGATTGTTGAACTGTTTGCTAAAAAGCAAGAAGAGTTTGGCAACGAAGCAGCAGACTACACAGAGTTGGTTGAGGGCATTGTAGTTATCGCCAATGACCAGCACCTGCTTAAGGCTGAGTTGTCGCCCTACATGATGGAAGACCGTCCCATCGTAGCCTTCCAGAACGACTCTATGCCTAACCGCTTCTGGGGTCGTGGCATCGCTGAGAAGGGCTACAATATGCAAAAGGCTATTGATGCTCAGATCCGTGCCCACTTAGACAGCCTAGCACTGACCACAGTACCGATGATGGGCATCGATGCTACAAGGCTACCCCGTGGTGCCAAGTTTGAAGTAAGACCGGGCAAGACCATCCTGACCAACGGAAACCCTGCCGAGATCCTCCAGCCATTTAAGTTCGGTACCACCGATCCTGGCAACCTGCAAATCGCTGGTGAGTTCATGCGGATGATGCTAATGGCGACTGGCACGGTAGATAGTTCGACTATGCCTTCGCCTACAACGGCAGACGGCGCTGGCCTCAGTGCTGGCCTCTCAGCCATCATCAAGAAAAATAAGAGAACCTTAGTTAACTTCCAAGAGCAGTTCCTGATCCCGTTTGTAAAGAAGTCTGCTTATCGGTTTATGCAGTTTGATCCAGAAAACTACCCTGCACAGGACTTCAATTTCATCGCTTCTAGCAATCTAGGCATCATTGCCCGTGAGTATGAGCAGATGCAGTTCATGAATCTACTCAAAACCTTGGGTCCAGATAGTCCTGTTGTGCCAATTGTGCTCAGAGCCATCATCGAAAACAGCGGTTTGAACAACCGTGAGCAGATTATTGGACAGATGGACCAGATGATGCAGCCCAATCCTGAGGCACAACAGGCTCAACAGATGGTTCAGCAGCTACAAATGCAAAATGCTCAACTACAAAACGCCAAACTTGAGTCTGAAGTGCTCCTAAACCAGACCAAAGCACAGGCAGAGGCTGTAGATACGCAGTTAAAACCAGCAGAATTGCAGGCTTCGCTGGCTGCTAGTGCCTCTAAGTACCTCTCAGACTCTAATGACCCCACTGGAGAGTTTGAAAGACGCATAAAAGTAGCAAATCTGGCACTAAAAGAGAAGGATATCGACACTAAGAAGGAAATTGCTAACCTTCAGGTCGTTGCTGCCCGTCAAAAATAAAAAACTTGACAAAAGCGGTAAAAAGTGCTTGACAAAATAAGAAAAGTGTGGTAGAATTACAACAATGTTACCAGAATTACAGCAGTATTACGAAGACAGGCTTTCTATGATGACCACCACAGCGT